TCCAGTACTAGAATTGAATGTAAGGTTACTTCCTGTCTTTGCGGCTAAAGAACCTGAAGCCGCAGTGAAATATCCTACATAACAACTTGTATCTGCACTTTCATCGGCTACTGTTATTGTAGAAGCTAATGTAGCTGTTGCCGCATTGCCTGTACAACTTCCTGATGAACCACTTACATTTCCTGTTACATTACCAGTTAGATTTCCAGCAAATGAAGTTGCCGTGAGTAATCCAGTGCTTGAATTAAACGTAAGATTGGTTCCTGTTTTAGGAGAAACTGTACCAGTTGCAGCTGTGAAAAAACATGGGAAACAAGTAGTATCAGCACTTTCATCAGCAGCAGTAACAGAAGCTACTGCCGTAATATTAGTTCCTGTAAAAGTTGGTGTTGCTCCAGAAATAACTGACTGGTCTATAAAACTATGGTCAGAACCATCAGAACCTCTATGAGTAGTGTTGGCCGCTACGTCTGTTGCTATGTCAATTCCATCTACTGTGCCCGTAAGACCAATATTGCCATTAATATACACATTATCGCAAAAATCAAACCTTGCATTTGCAATATCCCAACTCAATGATTTAAGAAAATCTAATGTATCTCCTACGAATGTAACGGATGGATCATTGCTACCATCTTCTATAACTGCTAACATACCCAAAACTCCGATACCAGCACTTAAAACGGTTGGTGCTCCGTGTATATATGGTGCATACCCTTGATTACCTATGTCTGAACCTGTCCAATCTATTTCATCTATTAATACGGTAGATGAGTTAGTGAGAGTTCTTGCTGACTCTACTGGCATATACTGTGTATGGTCATCATCTGCGAGACCAGCAAGCTCTCCGTGGTCAGGCGCCGTAGCTGTTGCGAATAAAGTATCAAACGCAGTCCCTATTTCTACTATTTCAGCATTCCCTTCTTGGACTATAACTCTTGCCACTAAAATAGCAAACTGATTCACCAACGGAGGTAAAGAAGCTGGGACAACAGCATTTTGTGCTTCTATGAGTTTATAATTTCCTTGTCCGTAGACTACATTACAGTGACTATCTACATCCATAAATACCCAATGAACACCGTATCTATTTGTTCCCAAATTTGCTAATCCAGTAGCGACATCATTATATTGAACAGCATCTAGTTGAGTATTCCCAGTAGTTTCGACCCAATCAGCACCACCTCCCAAGTCCCCGTCATAATACCAAGCATCAAAAGTATCAGTCCCAGAAGTATCTATACCAGTAATACTTAGTTGATTTAATCCGGCGTATACTACTCCATTAGTTATTGAAAAATGTAATGTTCCCTCATCTCCAGTTACTAGTCCCGAAGCTCTTTCAAATCCCCTTAATTGCCTTGCTCTGTGATGAGTTCGTCTTGCCAGGTTGTATATCCTTGTTCCTGCTTCATTTAAAACGTGCATGGTAGTTCCGTCATAAAAGACAGAACCAATCGCAAACTTTGTAGTATGGTCTACATCAGCAGTCGGATTATTAGTAATCAACACCGCAGGCGAAGCATCATAATCTACATAAACCGTATATCTGTTTCCATCATTTGCAATCGCTATTCCATTTCTCGCGGCAAAATCTACAAACACAGTAGGACTAATTTCAGTATCAGCAGTCTTTGCCATACCACACCCTGCTGTTACATTTATATTTCCACCACCAGCGTCAGATATTACTCCACCAGAAATAAGTCCAGATGACTGAGTAGTACCGGCCCAATCGTGGAGTGAGGTATAAGTAGGAGTACCATAGGCCATATCCGACAATGCCGAATCAACAAAAGTTGGACTATCAGTAGTTTTTAAATTTTGGTCAAAAGCATCATCAAATGTTCCGGCCGTAATAAGCATAGCCACAGTATCTCCTGAGCTATGAGCATTATCACCAGTACTTTCTTGGTTTTTTGTAACTGTCAAAGTATTCCCAGCAACACCAGTACACCGAACAATTTCCATATTCGGGTCATCTGCAGGATTCGGATAACTATTATCATCCCAGCAAGTCAATAGAAAATCACCAGATGCTGGAAAAACTGAAGCATCCGCAACGTCCCATGCTGTTTCGCCAACCGCAATATCTTCAGACAAAGTGGTCTTTGCATTGTTTTTCTTTTGCAGAAAAGCCATGTTAAATTATTTTAATTTTTTTAAATCGTCATCTGTCCAACCCTTCACCGGCCAAAATTTCTTTAATACATATGAAAAGCCAAGAAGCTCCCTTTTGCTAATTTTAAATATCTGTCCTAGCGTTGAGTTATGTGAATGCGAAACTGATATGTCTGAAAGATATAAAAAACTTCTGCCCTTTTTATGCTGATTGAGCTAAACTAATCTTATCTTTGGTTTCCTTAGAATGTTTGTGACCCAAACTTGAACCCGCTGTTGGATTTATGTTAAACATATTATCCCACCCAATCTTTTCTTTGTATACATTAATAAATTCTTGTTCTTTTTTTATTAGATTATTCTCTGTACAAAAATATAAAATTCCAAACTCTAAATTATCTTCACCATGCTTATCCCAAGTATTCTGTAAATAAGCATTATGATGATTACCACATTTTAAAGATTTAACATGCTCTAAAAATCTACTTGACAAATCCTTTGCTGAACCAATATATATTTTATTATTTATCAAACTCTTTATATAGTATATCCCAGATTTTTTAACTTTCATCTCCTCTTTTTTTAATTTTTTTAAATCGTCATCTGTCCAACCCTTCACCGGCCAAAATTGCTCTACAATTTTTGATAAAGGATAGATTTGCTTTCCCCATTTATTCTCCCAGAATAAATCTCTAATATATTTCTTTGTTTTTTGTACTACTCTGCCTCTTTGTTCATACGGAAAACTAAAGTCACCACCCTGTGTGCGAAACATATGAGCATACCAAGTGTCGTAATTAACCAACACTCTGCCACCAGCCAGTCTCGCCTTGGCGGCTACCTCAAGTCCTTGATTCCCCCAACTTCCAGCTTTCTCGTCACAAAGCTCCCACTCCCAATATTTTTCCCGAGTACTCATAAAACAACTTCCCTGTAAACTCATTGTTTCAGTATAACCATTTTCTTCTAAGCTTTTTTTAAATGCCGGCCGTTTAGTATAATCGTTGAAATACTGAAAATGCGGTTCAGAATCAAAACAATAAGATTTTGATTGTGGTCGTTCTTTGCCCTTCCAAATCATCTTACGCTTTATTTTCTTCGTCTCTCCGCAGTCCGGACATTCTGTTGGTGTTGGACCCTGATATTTTTTCCAACCACATTTATAACATTTCCAGTCAAAAGCCCAAAGATTCCGCATAACCGGAACTGCCACAACGTCCTCACCAACTTTTTTCATAAAGTCAATCATTTTCCTATCAAATCCTTTGTCAAAGGAGCAATGCGCGTCAACCTTCATAACATACTTAGCCTTGCTCATTCTAACTGCCATGTTTGCTGTCGCCCGTTGCCCGATTGATTTTGGCACGTAAATTATATTTACCCGTTCGTTTATTGGAATAGGCGGATTCGCCCATTCCCCATCTAAAACTGCGATAATTTCTGTATCAGCTTCTATATTTTTTAAAATGTCCCCTATCGTCTCACGCAAGAAAATTTCACAGCGACTCGGTATTACGATACTAAGTTCCATTGTTAATTCCATACTTTAATGCTTGGTTATATTTTTTTTCTAATTTACTTTTTTTCCAAGTGTGATGACTCCCCCGTCCAACTCTTTTGTCTTCAGAACTCATATAATCACCCATTCGCAATTTCCGTTCAATAAATTCGTCTGTCCAAGGACTAAAAACGTATTTGTAAATCCACTCGGAAGATTTTATTACTTTATGTTTTGTGCTATGTCTACCAACACCATAATTCCCATTATAATAATTGTGTAAAAATCTATACCGGTTAGCACTCTTATCAACAAAACCAAAATGTTTTTGCTCTACCAATGGCCGGTCGTATGTCGGCCTATTTTTTGGCTCAACATCGACCATTCTTAACATCGGTATAGCAAAAGCTGTCAGCTTCGTTTTCAATTCTGGCACACCCATCAAAAATTCCGTAGTTGTTAAAACCATTTTATATCCCTTAAACTCCCTCTCCGCTTCCATCCATTCTCTATCGTTATCCGAAAAATCCCAATTTCTATTTTTTGTATCCCTAATCTCCCAAGTCGGACAAATCTTTTTAATAATCTCCACCGACTTGTCTGTTGAAAAATAGTTCACAAGCACTCCGTGTTCAAATATTTTTTTGTGATGTTCAAGCCACCAAGGCAATAAATACTCTTCGTTATAGAAACTACTAAACAAAATCATATACTCTTATGTTTTTACAAACCACCAACTTGATGTACGCTCATCCGTCAAATACAATGTTTTAATATTATGAGCTTTCACGTAAGTATTAACCGCCAACACAACATCCGGCCATATCTTAGAGTTATAGTCATGTCCCGAAACAATTCCACCTTTCCTAACTCTTTTCGACCATTCAATTATATCCTCCATCACATAATCGAAATGATGTGAAGCGTCAATATAAACGAAATCTATTGAATTATATGGTACTTCCTGAACAGCCTCTAAACTGGTTTTATTAATAATTTCACAATTATATTTCTTTAACCTGTACTGTGCTATTTCGTAATTAACTTTATGTGTATCTTTCCCTAATCTTGCTGAAGCTTTGTCTCCGGGCACAACATCGAAAATATCAACTGTTTTTAATTTCAAATTTCTATTATAGGCACAAAGAACTTTAGCATATCTACCCCTAAGCGTCCCTATTTCGTAACCATTATTAAATTTTTTTCTAGCAAATTTTATAGCTAAACCTTTTTTTGTCAATCCCTTAATTTTTTCTGTAACCATAATTCCGTAATATTATTAAAAAGTCATCTGGTTGTTTATATAATTCTCGTAAATCAATAAGTTCAATAGAATAATTTGTATTCTTCCGTATCTTTTCAAACCAATGCTCTGGTGCTTGACAGTCTTCAATAATCATTACTCCTTCCGGCTTCAGCTTAAAATTTTTAACCGTATACACCACGTCACTCAACCTATGACTCCCATCATCAATAACAATGTCATATTCCTTTTCCGGTTTAAAATTTTTAACGTCCGAAATAACATATTTAATATTCTCTCGTTTTTTTTCAACTTTATCTTCAATATCAATACCCGTCACATTCGCGTTCGGGAAGAATTCCTTCCAAGCAATTAAACTACCACCAAACTCTGTACCAATTTCTATAAGGTCAAGTTCAGCGTTTTTGTCAAAGTGCTTAAAAATATTATCATAAGCCAAACCGTAACAATGACCATGTTTTTTACATCTATTCTTGTCTGTTCCATGTTCACAGTCAGACTTATAAGCATATTTTGTTAAAATTTCTGATATTTTCATAATTTTTTGTAAAGTGGAGTCAAGGAATTAATTAATTAGCGTTCTCCGTCTCCGAAGTTATATTTTTTCAAGCGGTTGCGCTGATAATGGCGCAACATTCTGAGCATTCCTATCTTCAATCCAACCAGCCATCTCGGCATGGTAACGCATATTCTCAATCGCATTCCTATACTCATCATTAGCGAATCCCTTAATAAGACCTTTTAGTGCTTCTACTTGTTGTTTATCTGATATAGAAGCTTCAATCAGATTGTATAGCTTAGCTTTGAATCGGTTAAAATTGCCAGAAACAATATTCTCCAATCCCCAGTAGGAAAAGCTAACTCCTACCTCTACCAAGTTTTCGTTGTCGTTTTTTTTACTTGACATAACGTTGACTCCTTAACTTGACTCCACTTTACAAAAAATTATTTATATTTTTCCCCTTTGTGGTGTATCTTTAAAATCATCACATAAGCTTAATAATAAATTTTTATCCCAATACGGAACATCGTCCAAGGTAGCTTCTCTCCAATTCTGACAATGTTTCTGATTACGAAATTCATCAGGGTTCATTCTGAAAACACCCGTCCAATTATCTCCATGTCGAACGTCAACATTCGGTAATTCGCTCCACCATCTTTTAAACGGCATTTTATCTATTTTTCTGCTCTGGCCAGTCCCAGGTTCCCAACCGTAAGCCCTTTTACCTTCAGCTATCATTTTGAGTCTCTTCTCATAATGCTTTATCAAAAGTTTTCTGTTGGCACATAATTGCGAAAGCCAGTTACAGTCATAGCCAATAATTTTTTTATCTGATAAACGATATTTATAAACATTACTATTGTAATAATAAGTATCATCTCTCGGCGGTCTAAAATCAAAATGGCTAGGATGATAAATAACATCATGCTCGCAAAAGAATAAATAATCCTCTTTGGCATTTTTCAAACCTACAAGTATCTGGTTGTAAAGAACTGTATGACTTCGACCTTTCCATTTGGTATAAATAATATTATTCCCGAAATCAATCGGCTTCTGCGTAACGCTCGTTATCGGCAAACCTGAAGCCAGAATTGTTTTTCGACAAAGGTCATTAAGCTTCGTTCCATCAAGCTTATTCTCCGAATAATATAAAATTCCGATTGTTTTCTTTAATTCTCCCATACTTTTTCAAAGAACCTAATCCAATATTCTCTATCAAAATTTGTTTTCATATGACACTTCCTACACAAAGATATCAAATTATTTGGGTCTAAATTATTCTTATCATAATCTATATGATGAACATCAAGTTTTGTGTAGGAATCAACCAATTCATCTTGATGTATCCCACATAATTGACAAATATAATTATCTCTTTTTCTAATACTATCCCTTAAATCATCAGTCCATCCAAAACTATATTCTTCGAATGATTTACCACCCTGCCAATTAGGATGATTTTCTTTTGATACACTTTTACTTATCTTTATCTTTGTTTTTTTAGATAATCTAACACCTTCACGACCATTTGGTTTACCTTTTTTAGCTATACTCATTCTCTTTTTTGTTTCTTCAGATAGTTTTTTCCCTTTATGTGCCTTACTTAATTTTCTTTTATGTTCATTTGAAAGTTTAACTCCTTTCCGTGATGGTGGTTTCGTTCCTCTTTTCTTATGAGATTCACTCATTTTTTTTCTAATTTCTTTAGAATATTTCATAATTTATTCCCAATCTTTAAAAAACCAGAAGGATTTAACTCTCTCATCAGTCATATAAACAGTCTTAACTCCGTGCATACAAGTATAAGCCTCAACTGCTTCAACAATACCACCATTAACAAAGTGGTAATAATCATGTCCAGAAATTATCCCGCCTTTTTTAACTCGCTTCCCCCATTCAATTAAATCCGCCATCACATAATCAAATCCATGTCCGCCGTCAATATAAACAAAATCTATTGAGTTAAGCGGAAATTCTAATGTAGCGGCCATACTGGTTTTTTTAAGAAGTTTGTAATTCGGAAAAGGTTTAGTTCTTTTCAGCGCTCCTTTATAAAACTTATGTTGCGCACTGGCCCCTTTTCTTTCAGCCCTTAATTCAATAATGTCATAATCGTCAACCCCGTAAAGTTCAACTCCGGACATAGTCTTACAAAGCTGTTCTGAAAATTCCCCTTTATAGACTCCAACTTCAACGCCTTTGGTAAAACCTTTTTCATGAAACATTTTACCAAAATCATCTCGTTTGAAGTTAGCAACTGTTATGTTTTCAATTTTTTTCATATCCATATTGTTTTGCTAATGTCTTAATATATTCACGACTCTTAGTCCTATCTGTCGTATAAAATCTGCTCATCCTCGCGTGAGCATACCAAGTCTTTTTATTCCTAACAACTCTACCTCCATCATATTTAACTTTCATTGTTATTTCCGAAGCTTCATTACCAGAACCCGCAAAATTAACATCGTCAAGCAATCCAAGCTTTTTGAAATAGTCTTTTTCAATAAAATAGCAACTTCCCTGAAAAGTCTCAGTATCGTCAATCAATTTTTTCTTCAAGTCCTTATTTCTATTTTTACCTCCACACTTCACACCAATAAAATCTCTATTAAAATACATATAATCAATATCAGGTAAATCACTATCCTCTAACTGCCAAGTTTTATAATACAACCTTTTTCTTCTTGGTATCTGAATCCAGTTTGGTTGGTGTTCTGTTTTCAAAATTTCGTCAATACCATCATCTAACATACAATGAGCATCAAGCTTCATTAAATATTTACCTTGTGCTATCTCGACTGCCTGATTAATCGCAGTCCGCATTCCTTTTGATTTTTCATTGTAAATGTACTTCACCCCTTCAACACGTTCTGCGTCCTTTCCGTCTAAGGTAACTATTATCTCGTAGTCACCCTTTAATTTATTTTTTACTTCTTCAATAGTTTTGTTTAAATACCTCTCTCTGCGGGCGGGTATAATTACACTTACTTTACTCATATTTTCCACTTAGGCTTAATTTCCTTGAAGTAATAATCTTTCCAAGTATCATAGCAATGCTGTATATTCGGGTCACCATCTTGACTGCCATAACTATGCGCACGAGGAAATGTATAATGCTTGTGCGCAAACCAAGTATTCTTATTAATCATCATCTTACCTCCAGCCTTCCAAGTCTTAAAAATCATCTCGTGCGAATCCTGATAATGTGAACCGTAACCTTTCGTCTGTAATTCTCCAATAACTTTATCCCACCAACTTTTCTTCATCACCCAGCAACTGCCCTGCATAGCCATTGTTTCGTCAATCATTATATCTTTACGTTCCCTAGTTCTCGAATTCCATCTCACCCCTTCGAATTTCTTTTTTCCGTTATCAAACACTCTCTCTTTTAGCTTCTCATAATCAACAGGCGGCAAATTCATCACCTTCCATTTGACAGGGTCAAGGAAAAACCGCCTCGGAGTTACTATCCAGTTGTCTTTGCATGTCTCTGTCAATACTTTATCGTAGCCTTTGGCGAACATACAATGTTCATCTGTTCGCATTATATACTCACCTCGGCTAATAGAAATCCCAGCGTTAATCGCACCTCGCATTCCTCTATTTTTACCTAAATGTAAGTAAACAACTCTATCATCACAAACAATATCTTCCGGTTTCGGCCAATATCCATCCAAAACAGCAATAACCTCTATTTCTCCTTCCGCACCATCAAGTAAAGATTCTATGGTTTTCTTGAGCAAGGGGTCTTTATAGCTGGGTATAATCACTGAAAGCATAATAATTTTTCATTACTTTATTAACATCACCTCATTGTCTTCCGTGGGGAACTATAAAGAACCCCACGGAAAACTTATGTAGAAGGACTAATACTTGGACTGATTGAAGGACTTAACGAAGCACTAGGGCTCATTGATGAACTCAAAGACGGACTCAATGAAGCACTAGGGCTCACTGATGAACTTAAAGACGGACTCAAAGATGGTGAAAGCGAAGGACTTAACGAAGCACTAGGGCTAACACTAGAACTCACACTGGCTGAAACTGAAGGCATAATTACATCATTAGTATCAGCATGTTCATACCAAACTAATTCAAGTGAAACTTGAACAGCCGCATAAGTAGTCACAGAAACAACATAGCTTGTATTCTGTTTCAAAACAAATTCATTAATTCCACGACCCACTCCGGTAGCAATCGTTTTGCTAGCATTTCCAGTAGAACCAGAACGAATAGTGTACACCGTAGTAGCACCATCGGTTGAACCACCAGTTGCACCTCGAAGAACCCGGGTCTCCGCAGTACCAGTAGAATTTCGGTTGTGATTAATAGGTGTCAACGCAGTTCCAGTATCTCTATCCGCTCCTTCTGTAACAAGAAGTAACATCTCACCAGTACATTCAACATTAAACACCATATGTGACCACTCTGTTGTGTTCGGAGTAATAACTAACCACTTTTGGGTAGTAGTACTAACACTCTGAACATCTGAAACAGTAAACATTTTACCAGCGTGTACTTCATGATGCTCATATTCAATGGTCTGCAACGTATTTGTTGAAAAGTCAACACCTCCACGATTGGAGTCGTAATTAACACCTACTATTGCTTGTCTACCTGTTGGTAAACTTTTAAATTCCATACTGTTTATTAATTATAACGATATTTTTGCCTCATTTAATATCTAATTTATTATTTTACTTTAGTCTTTACTTAGTGAGGTCAAAGATTATTAATTAACCAATGTAGAATTCCTTCGTAGTGCCATTTGCACAAGTAACAATATAAGTACCTGCAGTGGCATCAGTAAAGAAATTCTCTTGTGAACTTGTTGTTCTCCTATCAACATACGCCCAAGTTACGCCAATACCATTTGAAAAAGTATTGCCTAACTGTTCATCACTTATTGGTGATATCTCTCGAACTTTTTGGGACTTTCCATGTCGCTCTCTAATCTTTTCGATTTTACCTTTACGCAAATCTTCCATATCTAATTTAAGTATGCGCATAGCTTCCTCGGCTGCTGATTTCTTTTCTTTTTCCTCTTGGATTTTTTGAAGAATTAACTTCATTAGGGTTTTAAGTTCTTGAATCTTTTCATTTTCAAGCTCTTCTTCAGCCTCCCTAAAGGCTTTCTCGTTTTTAGTCATAGTGTTAGTCTCCTATGGACAACTTGACCCCACTAAGTAAAGACCAACTACTTTGTTCGTACTTTTCTTCGTTGGCGACGTAATTCACTTCTCGACATTGGTCTTGATGGTGGAGAATCAAATGCTTTAGTCGCCCCAAACTCAGGTCTAACAAGAGAGTCTGCGCTAGTAGCAAATCTCCCTATGCCCCCTTCAACCAAACCATAAGCGACATTCTGACTAACACTAATAGTTTCACCAGCTTGATGCTCTTGATATGGTTCTAATAAAAATACTTTTCTAGACATAATTATTTAGATTAAAGGCTGATAGGTGGTGAAAGGCTACCCACCCAACTGCCAAATTACTCAGACTAAGGAATGCTGTTTAAGCACTTCAAGGCTGTTGCTCTAACAACAGTACCACCGATTCTGTTTACAACTCTACAATTTTGTTATCACAATTTTTTTAATTATTGTTTCACTATATTACTATAGTGTTCAGACTATATCATCCCCTGATAAGCAAAAAAGTAATAAACTTTATTGCTTATTACTTCATACATACTTTATTTATTTAATTGCGAATCTATTGCTTCATTTTCTGTTTAAAATGTTTCTCCCAATATTCTCTATTATGGTTAGCTTTAAGATTACAAGGATTACACAAAGTTAATAGGTTATCCCAATTACAATTCTTCTTATCATAATCAATATGGTGGACTGTTAGATAATTTTTTCTTCTTCCTAATCTATCCTTACCTTCTAACTTTAAATCATCATCTGACTTCAAACATTCCTGACAAGTATAGTTATCTCTCTCTCTAATCTTTCTTTTCAAACCATTGTTAAATTGAGGACTATAAGGCTCAAATGAACTGCCATTATTCCAATATAGTATGTATGAAGTTGTCAATGTTCAGGAGTGCGGCGCTCGTGGCTATATTATCGCCCCATAAGGACTTATAGCTAGTCGTTGCACCTTCCCAGAAATTGCTCTCTGGGCTTGGCTCAGGATTGTCCTTTGCAGGAGTTTCCCTGAATTCACCGCATTTTTAACTATATGTCGCCATATAGTGCCACTAAAGTTAATGGCTGTCTGGTCTTGCTCGAAAGCTTTTGATTCGTCTTGACTAATCTTAACGGTCATTCGCTTTCGGTCACCAAGATAATAAGCTAGTTTCAAGCAACCAAAGTAAATCTCGGCTTCTGGTAAGTTATTGTCTTCAATAACTGGATTAGTTATATTATCGCAGAAGCATTTAACTTCTACATCTCATAGTTTCCTATGAGCTTGGACTATATCATATTGTTTTTTACAAATAAATAAAAGTAACTTTTATGTTACTTCACATATACTTAATTTAATTTATTTTACTAGAATCGCTTTGCTATTTTTTTACATAAATCAATAAATTCGTCATGATTTAAAATCCACTTAACACGATTACATACTTCGCAACAAGGAACACAATTTTCTATTGAGTATCCTTTACTTGAATCTTTTCTATCAATACCAGAAAATCCATATTTTCCCATTCTACCGCAATAATGACAAGGTTGCTTTGTAATTTCCTCAAATTCATCAATAGTTAAATTCCAACTGATATTTCTTCTTTTTCTTGTTGCGTCTGCCTTGTAAACAAAATATCTTCCCCTCACTGTCTTCATGTATTCTTTCCGCCATTCTTTACACCTAGCCTTATTTTTTCTGTAATATTCTCTAGTATACTCCTTTTCCTTTTCTCTATTTTTCTGATAATACTTTCTTTTTTCAATTCTACTGCACTCTTTACAGTAATAACTAAATCCACTATTTCTTTTACCTTTGCTTCTATAAAAATTATCAGCATTAAGGTCTAATACTTTTTTACATCTTTGACATCTTCTCTTTCCTTGTTTGATTAGGTTTTCTTTTCTTTGTTTATTATCGTATGACATATAGTTATACACAATTATATCTTATAATATTATTGTATATAATACAACAAGAAATGTCAAGTATATGTGTTTATTTGTAAAGAACAATGACGGCGCTCGTGGCTACATTACTGTCCACATAAGGACTCGGTAGCTAGTCTCTGAACCTTCCCAAAGATTGCTCTCTGGGCTTGGCTGCTGATTGCCCTCGCCTTAAACGTTAGGGTTTTCCAGCAATTCACCGTCTTTTCTATCAATCTCACGACTGATAGGGGCATCCAGTTTAAATACCCATAAATGGTTGAAGGCTGACCGGGTGATGGACTATCCATCCAAATATATCTGTTATTGCTATCTTTAACTTTTCGAAGTTCTCTGATGTTATTCTTATGAACAAAGAAAGTACAATCAGGTCTATTTCTATACTTAGAAGGTAGCAAATAAATTAGGTCAATGATGTCATCAAAACCTAAATTACCAGCAACAGCTTGACACTGAATACCAAGACCACCTGAAGCGTAACCAGTTGGCTGGCCTACACCAGTACCAACAGTAATTACTCTGTCTTCTTCTAAACCGATTTCCTCTGCGAATAAACCAATAATGTGCTGTACAATATCAACAGTATCGCAATCTTCAATTAGTTCATCCGTGGCATAAAGACAATTTTGTTATCGTAGATTTTTAATTTCTACTTCTCTGCGTTACCGCAGAGTTCAGACTATATCATCCCCTTTTAAAACTCACTTATTTACGCCGATAGCGATATTTTGTATAATATAGAAAATATGCTATAATGACTATATAATTATTAACAGTAAAATTATGAACAAAAACAGTCTGAAGAATCTAACTCATCGATTTCAGAAAGGACATAAAACTTGGAATAAAGGTTTAACTAAGGAAACCGATAAACGAATCAAGAAATATGCTGAAGCTAAAATGGGAGAAAATCATCCTTTATGGAAAGGCGGTAGAGCTAAAGTTACTGGAGGTTACATAAAAATTAAAATGCGAAACCATCCTGATGTTACTAGTGAAGGTTATGTCTTAGAACATCGTCTTGTAATGGAGAAAAAATTGGGACGGCGATTAAAGCCATTCGAAGAAGTCCATCATAAAAACGGTATAAAAGATGATAACCGACCATCTAATCTAGAACTTGTCATTAAAACTAAACATTGCGGTGAAATTAAGTGTCCTTACTGTCAAAAATTATTTAAGATTAAGTGAGTTGTAATGTACGGGGAACGGCGCTCGTGGGTCTATTATATTCTCCTGTGCGGAGTTTCAAGACCTAGTCGTTGAACCTTCATCTGCCATTTAGACAGAAGCTTGGCTGCTGATTGTCCTACTCTGTAGGAGTTCCCAGCAATTCACCGTTTTTTTAATTGCATTTTTCAATACAATGCGACTCTTTTTAAGTGCGTTAATCGCGGCACATTTATAGGCAGTTAGAGTATGTTCAGTATAGGTAGCAGTAGTACAATTTTGTTATCGCAAGGGCTCTTTATCCCTTGCTTCACCAGTTTTATTTATAGCTGGTGTTCAGACTATATCATCCCCAGTAAGCAAAAAAAGTAGTTTTGCTTACTACTTCATATATACTATATTTTTAGTTGTCTATTCTATTTCAACTTTTTTTCCAATTCCCTAATTCTCTCTTGTAATTTTATTTCAAAAGTATGATTCTCGTGATTATGAACATTGAATTCTGAACTCCACCTTTCCATCTACCATTATATTTACCATTCTTTCTTTTACTATTACACTTATCATTACAGTAGATTCCTCTACCTCTATTATAATCTCTTGGCAAAATCTCAAAATTTTTACCACAATATAAACATTTCATCACATATCTGAATACCCTCTTTCCTTTAGGTTTATACCTTTTAACAATTATTCTTTTGTTTATTGAATTACCCATAATTATAAAGTAAATGGACAGATAAATCAAATGAGTTATCCACAACAGTCCATCAAGTAGTATATATGAAGTTGTCAATGTTCAGGGGGACGGCGCTCGTGGAGCCATTACTGTCCCATAGGGACTCGGGCTCTAGTCGTTGAACCTTCTATCCAGTTGCCTGAATAGCTTGGCTGCTGATTACCCTCGCAAGGGCTTCCCAGCAATTAACCGTCTTTTCTACAAGACTTGAACAAATCTTGTAGCCATTATTACTAGTGGATTTCGCGGCTCTCTCATCTGTCCAGTACACTCGTGGACCGTCAACTAATCCCGGAATCTTCATCACATCCCGTTTCATAGGGATTACGGTAACTCGAGAACGCATGTGTGGCATTTCTTCTAAATCCCGAATAATTTCTGCTCGGAATTCCAATTATGTTATCGTGGTTTTTTTAATTACCACTTCTATATGTCTCCATATAGTTCAGACTATATCATCCCCTTACAAGCAAAAAAGTAGCTTTTGCTTGAGCTACTTCATACACGTTAACTAATTTTTTATTTTATTTACTCTCTAGTGTTATATTTTTTATGGCACGGAATATCACATAATGTTTTACCATTATCAATATCCCATAACTCTTTACAATTCAATGCTTGTTCAAAAGTTTCAATCTTGTTTTCAGTCCAGATTTTCGAGAAAGACTTCTTATGATGCGCTACTAATTTCTTTCCTCTGACTCCACAATCTTGACAAGTCCAATTATCTCGCTTAAAAACTGCTTTTATCCAGTCACGATACTTCCAACAATGCCTGACCTTTTTAACAAGCGGGGTTCTCCCATCAACATAACTCGGATTTTTCTTACCTGTCATCTTGCCTCTATGAGCCTCACTCATATGTTCTCTGTATTTCGGCCTTTGCCAAAGCAGTTTAGTCTTGTTATTTTTTCGCTGTTTCTCTTTAGTCTCTTCTGTATGTTTTTTGCCAAGCATTCCGACTACACCTATTTTATTATACATTCTAGTCTTTTCAGCAGTTCTTTTAAGGCGGTCATCTGTCTCCTTAGTTAATCCTTTACTCCAAGGAATCTGACCTTTATGACCTAAACTCACTCTTTTTCTTTGTGTTAATGTCATTTTTGAACCTTTTCTCATATACCTTAATTATATAGTATACTCAGCAAAAAATCAAGCAATTATTCACACTAGAGCTAACGTGTATGAAGTTGTAATGAACGGGGGTCGGCGCTCTTGGAGATATTATTGTTGGGACTCAATCTCTAGTCGTTGCACCTTCCTGCGAACCTATGCCCTCGCAGGCTTGGCTCAGGATTACCCTCGGCTTTACGTTAGGGCTTCCCCTGAATTCACCGACTTTTCTTACAATCATTATGACTGTAAGCGACTAATTCCTTAATCGGGAAATAGATATCCACCTTCGGAAGCAGTACCTTCAGATAAAGCTTTCAAAGCGGCATGGTCGGCTCGAACCATAGCTTGGAAAAATCCAACAATTTTTTCTTTGACAGTCATTTCTGAAACATCTTTTTTCATCAACTTTTCAAGGTCGATTAAACTAGTAACTTTCTTTTCTTTAGTCATTGTATCCTTTCTAAGGGATTTAAGGACTTTTTCCTTAATAACTTCTGGGTCTAGCTTGGCCATAATCTTCTCAGCAACTTCGTCAACTTTTTCGTCTAGTTTTTCTTCTTCCTCTTCCTTTCCTTCACCAGCTTCTTCTTTGCCGGCTTCTTCTTCAACTTTTTCTTCCTCTTCTTTTTCCTCTTCTTCCTCAACAGCTTCTTCTTCGTTTTTTTCTTCCTCTTTGTCTACACCTTCTTCCTGTTCCTTTTTAGAGTAGTAAACTACTCCGTCAGGACCTGTAATTGGGCTCATGTTTATTTTTTCTTCCTGCTAACTTTATTTTTTCTTAGGGTGGCACTTGCATTAGCAACAAGTACCTTCAAGACTCTCTGCGCGACCTTGTCAACAACGACATCGCTGGTAACAATTTTGCGGGTGCGTCTTGAGGTTCGACTTTTATCATCGTCACCGCCTTTCAACCTCTCTGGAGTTTGAACTTTTTTTGGCTCCTTATCTACGTCTGGTTTAGTAGACTCAGTAGCTTCCAAAAGCTTCTCCAGGGCAGTGACGGCTTCTTTTGACGCCATAACAGCGTCGGTAATTATTCTTTTATTTTTACCTGATATTACTCTGCCTTCTTTTTGGCTCGCATCTATTGCCTTTTCAATCATTCCTTTTATTGTTTTGGTTCTTTCCTTCTCTTTTTCAATTTCTCCAATTAACTCTCTCTGCTTCTGTAATTTCTTGAGGCTTACAGCCAGTGCCTTATCCATACTAATTTCTTCGTTCTTGGCAATCATTACGGCGTAGTCTATGAGTTCCCTGATGTAAGCTCCTGAGAATCCTTTCGTCTTCTCCACGGTATCGTCTAATGTCTTAGTTTCAATCTTGTCTGTCCATTTTGTAATCATCTCCCTGCGGACACTGCTATTCGGTAGTTCGAAGTTAAGCACATCGTGGAATCTTCCAGGTCGGTCCAACAGGGCCTTGGGAAGATTCTCTGGAAAATTAGTCGTGAGAATCGTGACTATGCCCTTGTTTTCTCTAATCCCATCCATTTCAATCTTGAGCGTGTCAATCGCACTACCCCTAAGCCAACTATCGATATCCTCAATAAACAATACTGTCGGAGCTAAATCTCTTGCCAATTTGAACGAGAGCCCCAAGAGAGAACCGCTAGACATCCTCTCAAAGTCCTTAGAGCTAACCCAAATGAAAGTTGAATCAGCTTCTTTCATTATCACTTTCCCCGAATATGTTTTCCCTGTTCCGGGCTCACCCATAAACAATAAACCTCTACTTCTCAATTCATCTTTTTCTTTATTTAAGACTTTTATCGATTTCATTATCAATCCCTTAGTTTCTTTCTCAAGAATCACATCATCCCAAGTCTTCTCTGACTTAGGCAAAAATTCACCACTAATCGCGAACTTCTCGCCTCTGAGGAAGTTATACTCCCTCACCCACTTATGAATATCTCCCAACAGACTCTTATTAACTTCTTTCTTAGCTGAATTATTGATTATCGTCACATCTAATCCTGACCAAGTGGGACTAAACTTTATGATTAAAGCATTCTCACCATTACTCTTGTAGAAATTCATCCCGGCGATAAGGAAATCATCAGACTTCTCGGAGTTGAGTTTGATTACCTCGTACACTGGAGGCACTTCTCCACCGTCATCAGCAAAACTACGAGTATCAACTAATTCGAATCTATTCATCAACTCCTTAAACCCAGCGAGATAGGTTCCCAATAGTGGGCTAGGAATTAAGTAATTGTTAAGGAAAACATCCTTAATTTTACAATCAAGAAACTTAGTATAAATCTCATACTCAAAAGTAGCTGGTTTACTCTCAACTTTCTCAATGTCAAATACTTTAGACAAACTCGGATTCCATCTTTTAGTAACTTGTTCTCCCATTTCACGCCCCTGTCCTGGCCTCTCAACTCGTCTCATTTTACCTCCACACTTTGGACACTTGATATCTACGCAGTGCTTATCAGAAGTTACCTTATACCTACAATCAAGACATTCACAGCTATAAGTCTGTTTCTCCTCTTCTTTACCAGTCGCTGGCTCGAACTTTATACCTTTGTGCGCCTTACAATGACTCCTCGCCGAGGATTCAGTCCAGGTATCTTTCGAATAACGATAACCCTGTTCCTCCCATTTTGAATGGTCATCTTTTCTGCGACAGGTGAGAATACTGTATTTTTTCCCATCACTTGTCCTACTCGTTCTGCGACAAGTATCATATTTGCCTGGGTCTTTTAACCTACAAGAATGCTCGTTGGGGTAAGGCTTTTCCACTATTTCTTCTTTTTCTGATGTTTTACATTCTTCCCCTTCACATTTTTTAGTCCAATCCTCAATATCCTTAATCGTCTTGTCTTCCAATTTGTCGGCCTTCTCAATCCCCTTCTCAACCGTAGTCAACGCCTCGGCATTGGCGGGAACGGCGACGGCTGAAACCTCCAACAGCTCGTTAAAGGTCTTGACTTTCTTCTTGCCATCTTTCTCCTCCTCGTCCTCCTCATCTTCGGATTTCGGGATATAACCGACGCTCCACGCCTTAAGCACTCCTCCAAGATACATCTCCTTTAAGTCTCTCGCTAACTGCGTAAACGTATGGAAAACCGGCTCGAAAACAAGCCGCTTCTGTTTATCTATGTGAATATCCTTCGCAACGCCAATAGTATACTGTGGCTTATAATCATGTCCCGCTTGTAGTACAGGATTCTTCTTGAAGTTTTTTAAGTTCCAATCTTCCGCCTTTAGTGAATCGCCAATTCTGTCTTCTGATTCAGTTGAAGCAATAGCAATCAGCTTTCCGCCTTTTTTTTCGGTATGCGCTTGTACGTGTTTAAGATTTTTCTTCGACATAAATTTTTTATTATTCCTTTCAAGGAGTCGCCTCTGACCCTTGATTAATTTATTTTTTTATTAAATTTCTATGTAAATTGGTGACAAATCACAACGGCAATTTGGGTGAAGTGGTGCGCCCGGAACATCGTCAAAATCAATGTTCAAAACTGCACCTTCCGCGCTAGTCACCGTGTCTCCTTTAGTAAAATAAGTATCTCCAAGCGGTGCTACCTTTCCTTCCAGTACGGCACAAAACGGGCAAGCGTCCGGCTCGGTAACCCAAACCTTCGCCTCAACAACTCCTGAATCAATGAAAGCCTGTTCTGTCGCCTGAACCGAAGTCCTAATACTCTCTGTCCGGGCAATCATAGTTGCTCTTGTTGTTTTAACATTCTCGAAAACGTCTTCAACTCTATTTGAAAGTTCGTATATACTTTCGTTAAGTTCAATCCCTTCTGTCAGTTGTTTTCCAATAGCTATATTTGTCGTCTCCGTGGCTGACTTTGAAAATTTCGTAGTTCTTTTTTCAATAAACCCAACTGCTACCGGCGAAGTCCCATCTCCGTCAATATCAACTCCTAAAAAATCAAATGTTTCATTCTCACTCTGCTCGAACAAATCCTGTAAAATCGGCATTACCACCGGTAAAGTTCGGTCAAACTCTTCCTTTTGTTTTAATAATACCGCGTCAATGTTAATCGCTTTTATCGCCTTCTGGCTTCTCAGTCTTTTCTTTGTCAGTTTTCTCTGCTCTTCGAACACTTTGTCCACCAGACTTTTCTTTAGTATCTGGTAGTAATGTTCCGCCACTCTCACTTTTATCTCCCAAAATCTCCTTTTCATCGCTTCCGTTGGTTGTGTTGTTTTTAATTTCTTCTTTGATGGCATCTTTAATTCCCTTTTTTAAATCTTTTTTAACAATTAAACCACGCATAATATCCTTCTTCGTTTTCTCTTTCGTCTTCTTCAAAATTTCTTCAACCTTCTTGTCTGCTAGTCTCTCAAGTTTAGTTCGAGCCTGTAAATGTCTAACCCTATCCTGATAATTATTAGCACCCTTAATTTTTTGTTCAGGTGTGCTTCCAATCGGTACAACATTAAGCGGTAAATAAATACTATCCCCACCAGAAACAAGCGGTGGTAAACCTTCAAGTTTTCTAACTTCATTTCGTGACATCCAGCCTGCTCCAATAGCCTTTTCGTAATAATTCACCTTTGCTTCCTCGTCTTCTGGAATCGGGTTTTCATAATCTAAAAATAAATTCTCCCCGTCATTAAACATCGGAACCAAAAATTCATTAAGCTGTTGAACAATTCTCTCCATCTTAGGCTGAATTGTCCATCGTGCGAATACATATTGCGCAACCTTCGCACTAGCGAAGTTAGTACCTTCTGTTTGCGAAACAATCGCTTTTGGTACACGGAACATACCTAAAATTTTATCCCGTGTCATTTTTTGTTGTGCCTCGAATCCCATTTCCTGTTGACTAAAGCCGAATTTATCCAGCTTCATACCACCAAATAGAACCATAATCTGATGGGCTTTATCTAAGCCCTCAAAGTTTTTCCTAATGCTAGCCTTTAATTTCTTTTTTTGTTCATCGGTCATCTGCGGGTCTTCCACAGTTAAAACCGAATTAGGCGTAGCGTTCTGCTTAAAAAATCGCCAATTCCACTCTTCCGAATAGTTATCCACATCTACTGTTCGTGAAGCGGCCTCCAACGTACCAAGACCTCTAAGCGGTTTAAGTGGGTTTGGATACTTTAAAAATATAACCTCGTCTGGTTTAAGTGTTACCTTCTCGTGCTGGCCAACATCATACTTATAGCCTTTAATAATTGTTTTTTTGTCCGGTATAATTTCAAGTCTGTCTGGCCGTAAAAAGTAAATAGCCGTCACTTCGCCATTACTCTTCTCCAAAAACCAAGGCGCTTCACCAACCAGCTCTAAATAAGCTGAAGTTAGCCAAAATTGGTCAAATTTTGTAGTATAATCGTTAACCTTATAAAGTAAATCTAAGATGGCATGCTCCTTAACTTCCTCAACCTTATCCCCCTTCTTCCTGTAAAGCTTAAGGTCAATAGCCGCGATTTCGTCCGAAATAGCGCTAACACAAGTAAAGACCCACCCCTTCATCTCAGCAAGGTAGTCGGCCTGTTTGTCGGAAGATAATCCTTGATACCCATAAGCCGCAGTTTCATAACCAGTCGGATTAGACCTGTCTGGTGTAGCCGTTGCCTTTTTGCGGAACGGGCTGATTAAATTTGTAAGAAAACTCATAATCCCATAAATATATTTATTTAACTATCGAAAAACACCCATCTGCGCGTAGAAAATACAAGCAGGGCTTAGTTTTTAGCCAAGCTGACAGCATTTTCCGCGTACGGATGGGTGCTAAATTTTTCCAGTAACCTTAGTTACTAATAAATTTTTCGCCCCTTTAAATTGACACCTTTGTTATAGCACATACTAGAAGTAAAGTCAATCACTTCTAGTCATGGGTAATAATTTTATCAAGTCCTTCTCGGCTCTGTATATATTTCCTCAAATTCTTAATGTTGTTTTTCAACAATTCGTCCGCATTAAAAGTATGATTGCAACTCTTACACCGGAATATTCCGTCCATCAAAAATGGTTTTTTCGTCTTAAGTATTATAGCATTACAGGTCGTTCTAGGACAAGACCATATATATTCTTCCTTTTCAACAATCCCGGTCGCACACTTATTTTCTTTAATTTCATCAATAATTTTTCTAAATTCTTCCACAGATTGTTTAGCGTCCCATTTCTCCTTAATTTCCTTCAATCGTTTTTCTGCCTCTTGAACTCTCGCCTCCTCTTCCATATATTTCTTAAGTTCATTAACATTATGCGCAACTGGCATTCCTAACGCCCAAGCCGTCAAAGTCTTATTATTACTCTTGTATTTCCATTTGCCCTTCTGGGAACGTGGGTTAATAACAAAATCTCCCTTAAGAATATCTGAATTAACAGTTTCAAGTTTCCACGGCAAATTCGTAACCTCAATATAAAATTTATCTTCTGCTGGTTGACCTGCCGGTGGTAAAAAATAGCTAGGCAAAACAAACCCTGAATCCGAAATAACAATTAAATTAAGTTCCAGTTTTCTAATCTCTGATAAACAAGCCTTAAGTAAATGAAAACCAGTAGAATATCCAAACCAAACAACTGTCTTGGCCTTTCCTTGTCCTCGGTGGTCTTTTCTCTCATGGTGATATTCAAGGTCAAGTCGGTCTGGTATATGAACAACCGGCTTCTTAGTAAAAGACTGAACCGCGTCCCTCAATGTCTCCGTCGAAGTTGTCACCGCGTCAACCTCTTCAATCATCTCCTTCGTCTGATAAATAAAACTCAAAAAGTCCGGGTCGCAAAGGTCTAAAATTTTAACTCCATCAAAAGCCCGCGCGTGTTCCGGCCAATAAACCTTCTGATAAACAACAGTGTCATACTTTTTTCCTTGTATAAACTCTTCTGCCTCTGGCCAATTTTTAAGAAGCCAATGCCCCCTAATTCTTGAACTTCCAATATTTCGTCTGCCATGATAACGTTCAAAAGTTAAAAGTCCAATTTTTTTATCTTCTTCGGTCATATTCTTAACCTCTTCTTGGAGCCGTGCTTCTCCAAAGCTTTATTAATTAAATCCGCCCATTCTCCCTGATACCTTTTTAAATCAAACTTTTCAATCGCCGTTTGTTTTCCTCGTTGTCCAACTTCAATCGCTTTATCATAATTTTTAAGCAAAAGTTCAATAAGCTGTACCACGTGTTCTGGATTCCTTCGACAAAAAAATCCATTCTCACCATCTTTAATAAACATATCCGCGTCCTGATTGTTAGTAGTAATAACACAACACCCACTCAACATGGCCTCGGTTCTCCCCCGGCTCATCGGCGCTTCCCTCATCGGGTGGAAATAAAGCAAACTTCTACCAACAAACTGACGGTAATCTTCCCATTTCTTAAAAGTAGCGTCCACAGTAATCTGACAATGAACAATATCCCTCTCATAAAGCGCCTCTCTTACTGCCTTGTGAAAAACCCTATCATAATACTTGTCAAGTCCTCCCGGGCTAAGCATAGTCACAACCCTCGGCTCTTTTGGCAAATCAAACCATTCGTCCGCGTCAAGCCCGTGCCAAATCGGAATCCCGTGTCCCCATTGTTTAGCCGCAGTATAAGAATTAACAACCATAATGTTGTCCCCAATAATCTCTTTACATCTCCTAATCAATTCGCTAGACATTCCCACTTGGTCTTTGGTGAATCCTTTTTCTTCATAATTATCGTTAGTAATATCGCAAACAAAATTCTCAGGGTAATAAGGCGTTCCGTGCATAATAACAATCTTTGGTATATCGTCAATAACAGCATTAAGTTCCCGATACAAACTGCCTTTTCCTCTCTCCCAAATACTATCCTCAAAACATTGCTGGTCTAAATGTAAAATCGCCACGTCGTATTTTCCCGGCTCATAATAAGGCACTTCTTTAATGTTAAACTTTCCCTTCAAATCCCCTCTCGGACCCTGATTATATCCACGCCGGTGTTGAACCAACCAAGTCCATTGTGTACAAGGAATCTTACAAAGTTCATATTGATGAGCAATATGACTTATCACCACGGGTAGTTAAAGATACGAACTGCACCAAAACCACCCGTGTTATTCTCCTTTATATTAGTTTCATTTGTCATAAACTAATTTAATTATTTTATTAAAATATTTAGTCCAATAACTTCTCTCACTTTTTCTATTAACAGAGGTATTACATTTGTGACATAAAGTTATTAAATTTTTTTCATCACAATTTTTCTTATCGTAATCAATATGGTGAACTGTCAACCAATTCTTTGATTTCTTTAAATCTCTTGGTTTTTTAGTATAAAATCCACATTTCTTACAAGTATAATTATCTCTAACTTTAATCTTATCTTTCAATTTTTTACACCAAAAAACTTAATTTCTGCAAATCTTTTTTCAATTCTTCTGCCACAATTGCAAAAATTATCTGATTGAGCAAAAATATTTTTATTATATTCTTTTCTTAATTTACATTCAAAACATTTTTTCATATTTTTATTTAATTATTTTATCAATTATTCCAAACTTTAATGCTTGTTTAGTAGTTATAAAATCATCAATATTTGAATCCATATAATACTTAATCTGCTCAACTGTCATTTTAGTTTTTTCTTTTATTATGTCCATTAAAATTTTATTATAATAATCGGATGATTTTACATAACTTTTAGCTTGTGTATTTTTTTGATATCCTAAATCATAAGCAATTTCATGTATTAAAATATCTGAATGCTCAAATGCTTTTCTCTTGTGACCACAAATCAATAATATTGCTCCTGCGCTATATGCTTTACCAAGAACAATTGTATTAATTTGTTTTTTAGAGTTTTTTATCAAATCAATTAATGGAACTAATGCCATAACTTGACCACCATTACTATTAATATAAATAGTAATTTCTTTTGTATTATTATCTTTAATCATTCCATCTAATTTGAAAAAAATATTTTCCATCATTTCATCATTAAATTCAGAATTAATAATAACAATTCCCTTTTTTTCTAGCCCAGTTCTATTTTTGATATTTTCTTCAATTATCTTTTTTTCTAACTCTTCTTTATTTTTATCAATTGATTCTATCATAAGTTTCTAATATATTAGAATTAAATTAAATACCTAGGGTCATTCTCCATTCCGCTTTTAATGCCGTGCTTCTCATTAACATAAGTCCGGTTTTTATTCTTAAGTTCTTCAAGGTTTTCCAATTTACTAAAACTTGCCCCGTGGTGGTGGTGAATAACAATGCTCTTCTCAACCCCAATATGTAAACCCTCTTTTTTAACCCTAATACAATAATCCATATCGTCACCCATTCCAATATCAATCTTCTCATCTAAAAATCCAACCTTCTGAACAACATATTTACTCGTTATAGCGCAAACAAATGGAATAAAAGTTAAATACTGGTTGTCTTTTTCTTTTTGATAATTCTCCCAATAAATATCTTGGTCTTTAGCGTCCACTAACGGTGAAACCAAACCAAGGCTTTTGTCTTTTTTAATTTTTGTTTTAAGCGCCTTAAGCCAACCCTTCGGAACTTCCGTATCGTTATTCATAATAACGACATAATCCGCATCGCCTTTCAAAAATTCTTTTAATCCCTGATTAACCGCCTTCACCCAACCAACATTTTCAGTATTCTGCTTAACCAAAAGATTCTTAGGCCAGATAACTTCTCTCTGGACTTTTTCTAAAACTTCTATAGCATTATCAGAAGCATTGTTAATTAAAATTACTCGATAAGGCACGGTTGTCATTTGAGAAATACTCTCCAAGCATTTTAAAGTCAACTCATTATTATTCCACCAAGGAACTATAATATCTATTGGCTTTCCAACTGGTTGTTTTTCTCTTTTTTCTTCTCCCATACATTTTTCGTTAATTTATAAATTATTTTAAATAATTATCAATCCTTTTAACTACTTGACCAATTTGTTTTTGTGGTTTGTAAATATCGTCACCTTCTACCATCATTTGAAATCTAAATAATAAACTAGACAATTCTATCATTTCTTCTCTAGTTAATTCTTTTATTTTTTGAGTCATAAATTATTTAATTTATCTATCAATTCGTGGTCATATTTCTGCCATTGTCCTCTCTTTTTTTTCATCTCATTGACTCTTTTATAATATTCAGGTGTTTGTTTAAAGCCATGTAGACTAGCCACACCCTCAACAACTTGACACCGTCTCGGATTTTTAAATACCTCTTGATTCCAAAACTCCCTCTCGGGTCTCAGAACTTGTCTAAAAAAGTTTTTCTTGTACTTCTGTCCAGCTTCTATCACTTTATGGTTCATAGCTTTAGGACCAGAGTGACTTTGAGAATAGTGCAGAAAATCAAATGGTCTAAAATTCCACCACCAGATTTCTTCATTCGGGTCAGACTTAAACGCTTCTTCTAATAATTCTTTAAACTTTGGAAGCACAATTAAGTCGGCATCACACCTAATAACCCACTTTTCATCTTTCGCCATCTCTAAAAACTGTTCATACTTTTGAGATAAAGTAGTCTTTGGGTCATAAAGTAAAACAGTCTCAAAACCCAATCTCTTTAAAGACCATTGGCAGATATCAGTTGTCTTTTCTCCTATTGAGAATACGAATGCCTTCATTGTTTTCTTGGTAATTCAGCTACAAGACTTTCAGATTCATTACCATCTTTATCTTTCACTTTTATCCATATTTCATCAGTATCATCTCCACAAACAGTATGAATTATATTCGGACAAATCTGCCTAATAGCAGTAATAAAATCTGGATACTTATTATTAATTAAATCTTTGTCTATAATCTGTTTTTCGTCAATCTGAAATGCTAAAATTAGTTGCATAAATTTATTCTTTAATTACAAGATATAAGGATACCCAATAATCTCCTGCTTAAAAATTAATTCGAGTTTATCACAAACCTTTTCCCAACTATATTTCTGAATCTCCATCCACCCCTCATCAGCTATCGCTCTCATTCTATTTCTATTACTATCAAGTTCCCTTATCGCTTCTATAATATTATCAGTAACAACTGCTGTCTTATTATTAACTGCCCAAGGACAAACAGTGCCATTAGTTACTAACAAACAACCACAGGCAGTTGCTTCAGCCGCAGGGTTCGCCCAACCTCCCCATTTCTCCCAGCTGATAAAGATATGATGGTCATTATATAATTTAACTAATTCATTTTGGTCTGGCTGACACTGGGTTACTTCTCTTTTATGTATATCATTATCAAAACAAGAAATCTCCAATGGCAAAAACTTAGTCGTTTCTTTTAATTGTCTTAGAATATGGTCAGCTTGTTTTTGCTCCTTACCGAATCGACCAAAAAATAATACCTTTAAGATTTTAGCGTTCCAATCTTTATCTTTTGTTATTCTGAAATGGTCGGTATTTACTCCACCGATAGCTAATTGACTGCCAGGAAAATTTTTAGCACATTCTAAACTATTAACAATAAACTCACAATCCTTAAACTTTTTATATTGCTCTAAATACTCAGGAAACGTGTTAATAACATAAACATACTTCTTCTTGGCCTGAATTTCGTTAAAGGCTCTCTGTCTTCTCGAATCTCCCGTAATAACAACGTCGGCCTTAATCTTCTCACCATAAGGATAAAGTTCTCTCGGAAAATTACACTCAAACCAATTCTTATCGTAATCATGCCGATAATCTGTCTGATAAGCTACTACATCATGAAATCGGTCAGTTAAAGCATTACCAATCTCAAAAAATCGTCTGACACCGCCGTAAACTCCGAAATGTGGAAGTAATATTACTATTTTCATTTATTATTCTCCTCCCAAATATGTTTACCTATAATAAATTGTTTGTGTCCGCTAGTAACTCGTCTTAAACCTTTATACATATGTAACCAATAAACCATCTCGCTCTCGGCTTTTCTCGGTATCTTCCCGCCAAAAACTTTTTGAATCGCGTAATGCCAAGCCTTGCTACATTTATTCCTCTTGTAAAAATGAACACCCGGAATAACTCCTCTCTTCGTGTCCTCAACCCAAGTCGTAAAGCAAAATAATTTCTTAAAAACCCGTTCCATATATTTACAATAGTCTTCAATCTCTTTTCTCGAAGCCGTTAAAATAACGTCCGCGTCAAGCGCTATAACCCAATCATATTCTTCCATCATGCTCCCAACCTCTAAAGTCCGCCGAGCCGCCTTCTCAAGCGGAATACATCCCTGAGCTATATAATAATCAAAACCCCGCTCCTCAACCGCCTTAATACAATCTGGCAAAGTCTTTTCATCCAGCGTCCTAATTATCACATATACCTTTTTCATTCTTAATAAATAAATAATAAACTTCCTGTTCCCTGTTTAAATTGCGCCTCGGTATAATCATCTATTGTTTGCTCAGCATACATTTCTGGCATATCTGTAATACGTTTAAATTTCTTAGATATTGTTTTCGTTTACAGCAATACCAAATGTTTCTAATCTCTCTCGCCTGTAAATTCGGAAGCGGATATTCCCCAAACCAATCCCTGCAACAAAGATACGGCGTTCCGTCCCAGCCAACAACCAATCTACTTCCAACGTTGTGCCTACATTTTACAGGCTGAAAATCCTTAACCTTAACCTCGTCATTATAATCCGTCATCTTGTTAACAATAACCTTATCACACTTGTCCTTAAAAAATTCTTTCAGCTTTTCTGCGCTCCCATTAACGTCAACTCCCGTCACCCAAATCTGCGTCTTGCTTCCTGTCGCGTCCCGTTCTTTAACCAAACTCTCAAAATTCGACATAACCTTATCATAACTTAATCCTCTTCTAATCTTTTCGTATTCTTCTTTGTCTGGGGAATCAATACTGAACCAAACCTTATCGCAATTCTCCAAAACAAATTTCCTTTTTTTCTCGTCAAGTAAAGAACCATTAGTCACAAGTAAAATCTCCATTCCCTTATCTTTAGCATACTTGACAATTTTTTCAAATTTTGGTGAAAGTAAAGGCTCACCAAACCATTGCGGTTTCAAAAGCCTTGCTCCCATCTTGTAAGCTTCATTGATTATCTTCACCGCAATATTATAACTCATAAATCCCGGGCTTCCCTTCCTCATCAATTTGTCCCGTGGACACATCAAGCAATTACTATTGCACCGAATACTCAACTCAAGCTGTAACTCTGTCAATTTATTTGTTTGCATAAGGTGAAAACTTACAATTAGAACACTTAAACTTCTTCCATTTTTTAAGTTCGTATTTTGGGTAAAAATTCAATCTAACTTTCTTACCACATTTCGGGCAAACAAAATATGGCAGAAACTTAACTCTTCTTGCGTCGTTATATTTTTTGGCCTGATTGCTCGCACAATCTTTACACCACCAGTGAAAACCGTCTGATGCTTTTTTATTCTGACAAAATTTTTCAATCGGTTTCCTTATCCTGCAATTCGTGCAGACTTTCGTTTTAAAGCGTTTTTTCTTAGCATATACCATATTCTTCCAACTTATCCCTTATATACCCTGTAATAGCCGTTTTGGAGTCATAAACCATACTGTAATACTCTCCGCTCCTCTTTTCCCAGTATTTATAGTTGTCTACTATGTTTTGTAGGTCATCTTCCCAGCCCTCTTTGTTAAAATCAATCTCAGGCCAATATTTCTTGTAGCTTATAGCATTATCATAACTATTCTTCCTTAAAACTACCGCCTGACCAAGCGCTGAGTGTTCAAGCATCCTCGCTGAATACTCTCCAATGCCAGGTGGATTCAAACAAATCTTCCATTCAAAACTTTTCCTCATATACTCATTAAATCCCATTTTCCCGTGATGGTAAAAGTTAAATCTACTTTTTACCAATTTGTCATATAAATCTTGCCTCGTTTTAATATAATAATATCCGTTATGTTCACCGCTCCCAATCCCGAAATGCCATTTATCTGTCCAAGCCACTAAAGGAAAATCAACTGCCGGCTTCGGGTGTTTATACGGCTCAAGTCCCGCACAAAATCCAATATCATATTTCTTTTTTGTTGCTTCCTTAAGTTTTATTAAATTCTTTCTATGGTACTGTGTCTCGTCATAAAAATCCTGATAATAACACATAATAAAGAAAGGCAACACGTCTCCACCATTCCTCTGAGCAATTTCCCTAGTCGTCTTTGTCTTCTCTGACGAATAAGAAGTTTTAAACATCAAAAATTTCTTACCCCTACATTCCTCAACAATCCGCATAATCCGTCCACAATATTCCTCAACCCCTAAATCCTCATTAATCCCGTCCGAACTGTCAATATAAAAGTTTCCCGTTCTCCCATAAAAACTCATCGTTTTCCTTATCTTCTCGGGACCAACATGCTTCGCGAACCCTGAAGTCCGCCACTCGCTCATTTTCTTTTCAAAAAATTTAAACCTTCTCCTGTTGTAATAAATCCTGAACATTTTTTATCTTCTCCCACCAAAGCTCTGGCCTCTTACTAGCAATTAAAAAAAAGTAAATACAATTATTCGCGTCCCTGTTCTGTGACAAATAAACTGGTGTTATCTCTCTATTTTCGCACATTTTTCTAATCGCTTCTTCCGAAAACCGCCAATAATCACCATAACTTTTATCAGTCGCAGGGTGATATTCCTGCATCCACGGCAACACCAATATCAAAATGTCCCGCGTCATATAACATAAATTCTTAAAGGCCGTCTGAAAATCGTAAACATGCTCTAGTGTTGTATGATTAAACACCGTATCAAAAGCACCATACATCTTAGAGTCCAATGGTTTTTCTAAATCTAGCTCAATCTCGCCTTTCTTGCCTTGAAACCCCCGATAATCTTCCCTAAAATTGGTTATCGTATAACTCTTGCAACCCCTAAAATAATAACTATAATTACAATTACTTTTGTCATTGTCTTTCCATGCTGACACATTAACAATGTCACCTTTAAAAAGACCGACAAATTTTTTTAATTCGTTATTTGACCATTCTCGGTTTAAGATTGGTTTAGTATCGTTCAGAATCATACATCTTATATAATAATAACTTACTTTCTTTTATTTGATTTCGTATTTCGGGGAGGTGCTTAGAACTTTTAATCTCTTTAGCTTTGGCACTCTCAAGAAATGAAAACTTGCCTCCTTGCTTCTTCCAACGAGTCCTAACTTCTTGAGTCATACCTCCGTATTTTGTAATTCTTTCATTAAAAAGACCGAACGCTATACAGAAATTTCGTCTAACTGCTGAGAAATTCTCAACAAATGCTACCTTTGTACTACTACCTTTTTTGCCGTTAAACCAAACTCTCTTCTCTCCACCTTCATTAATAGCGCCAGCGTTCTCAACTGCATTAACAAAATTATAGACCGCATCCTCGTAAGGGCACAGCCTACTATCGTTAAAAACCAAAATCTCACCAGCCGATTCTATTACTCCAAGATTCCTAGCCATCGCTAAATTGTAACCTTCTTTTCCAGTATATAATTGTTTTATAGGAAGTTCACACTCTGCAAAAGTCCTCTCTTTTTTTTCTACTTCATCCCAAATAACTACTGCTTCAATATTTGGATAAGTCTGATTATCTAATGATTCTAAAATTTGTTCAACTTGCTCCTTTCTGTCATAAGTCGCAGGAATAATAACTGAAGCTAATTTATGCTCAGGGTGAACCACGCTATACCAAACCTTTTCATATTCTCTAGCCATCTTTTCTTCCAACATGTGCTTAACAACCTCAAATCCGCCCAATCTAAGGCTCTGTCTCAATTTAGCGTCCTTCATAAGCCTATTGAGCGCGAATCTAAGCGCTTTAAAGTCATTACACGGTACTACCAAGCAATTACTTTCATTTCGCGCGTATCCTTCCAAAATACCGGCCTGTCCCGTTGGCGTGGTAATAACCGGTACGCCACTCGCCCACGCTTCAAGCACCGGCAAAGGACCCTCTTCATATCCCGGACCCGAATTATTAACAAAACAAGTCAAACTATTATAAAAATCTTTTCTCTCGTTGTCTTCACACTCAACATAGTCATATCGTATTTTATGTTTCGGAACATTCGCCCAATATTTGTAGTCAATAACTTTCCCCATCATCATCAATTCATAATCCAATTCCCGGCAAGCCTGCGCTAAATCTTTTAAATTCTTCCAAGCAACAACCCGCCCAGCATATCCAACAATCCCCCTTTGCGGTTCTTTGTCGTTCCATTTAAATAAATTCTGGTCAATTCCATACCGAATAACCTTAACATTTTCTGCCACACCCTTCTCCTCCAACATCGTTTTGGCCTCGTTAGTATGGCACATAATCTGGTTAATCTCATAACAAGGTTTGTCTTTTATTCCCTGCCTCTTCTGCCAATTCCCGTGAAGTAATGCTTTATCTCTAACGTTGTGGTGCATTAAACAAGATTTATATGTCTTAAGTTCTGGTAATGCTTCAATAAGCTGTGAGGCACTTCTAAAGTACTCATACTGTATCAAATCAGGTTTGAATTTATTAACTAACGCAATAAAGGATAACTGAGTCTTTTGTTGTCCTGCGTCTCTCGGTGGAACATAAGCAAATTGAATTTGATGATGCTTGTTGAATTTTGCGACACTTTGAGCAAGCGTATCGATAGCCCAGCCTTGAATGTCACATACAAAAAGTATTTTCATATAATTTTTTTATAATTAGCTAAATAACCTTTACCTTTGCCAATTGAATTAACAAGTAATATCTCAAAAAATTTTCGATACCACTGTATATAAATCCACCATCTAAAATATTCATCTTTACCAGTCTTAGAATGTTCCGCTGGAGTTTTTTGTCCTCTAGTAAAAGGAATCGGTATATATATTTTCATTACTTATAAACATTAACTCTTAATTTAAAGGGATGGTCTTGCCATTCTGCTTTATTCATATCAAATCCTGCGCCTTTTAAATCTCTCCACAAAATATTCTTAGTAAATATATTCAAATGCGCGTCGTATTCATGCTTCTGTTGTCCCAAAAAAGTATAAAGCCATCTAGTTGGTCCTATTTTGCCTTTACCTTTACACTTTGGACAATCTTCTCTTGCTCTAAACGCCATCCAAGGGTCTTTCATGTGAGCTTTATGTGGCACGCAATCACAAATCTCACCATTAGCATAATATTCCATCGCTCTACCAGCATCAGGAACTTGAATATACATCTTGCCTCCTCGCTTTAAAACTCGATGACACTCTTTTAAAACAGCGATAGTTCGATGAAAACTAATGTGTTCGAGGCACTCTTCAAAATAAATCTCATCAATCTCATCGTCTTTCAATCGAAATTGAGCATCTAATCCATTCCTATTTGAAGTCAAGATTGCACACTTCTCTTTATTTGCAACATTAAACTGCCAAGGAGTACTGGATATATCCCCGACCAAGTGAACACGAGGAAGGTCAAGAATATCTACATTTATATATTCTTCACTTATATCTTTATTATGACTACCAAGATTTAATTTAATTTTTTTGTTTTCCATAAAAATATTTAATCCAATATTCTCTGTTAAAATTAGTTTTAATATGGCAACTTTTACACAATGTAATCAAGTTATTTGGATTACAATTTTTCTTGTCGTAATCAATATGATGAACTGATAATGCTCTATTATTTTGTTTCTTCCCACATAACTGACAAGTATAATTATCTCTCTGCTATGACAGTTAGGACAAAGTAACAAAATATTTTTTCTAACATTATTCTTAGGATTCAAATCTTTATGATGTATTTCTAAAATTTTAGGTCAAATTATTATGACTTCCTAGGTTAAGTTTTATGCTCATAAATTTGATTTTAAAATTTTAATTAATTTTCTTATCTGCGTCCGCTCGTCAGGTAGACCTTTCTTTGACGGATAGTGCCTCTTAAATGCTTTCTGAATAGCACTAAGGCATTTCTGGTATTGATGGTCACCCAGAGAGAATGAAATCTCTTTGTTGTAATAAGTGTGAAATGGATGAGCGTCTTGAACTACAACATTTGCTCCCATCTTCAAACCTTCAGCAATTACCATATTCGCACCAGTGAGCATTGGACAGACCACTACTTTAACTTGCCCCATCAACTTCTTTATATCCTCATTCGGCAAAAAGTCTATCCAGCCCCCACTGTGTCCTACCCGCCAAATCTTAAACGTGCCCTCTGCCTGATTCTGCCATGGGTGCTTATTGAAGTGATGGACAAATTTACCATTTTTACTTTTGCGCCCCCACTTTGCCGCCACTGCTATCGCCTTGTTCTCTCGCTGGTCCCAAGGCAACTTATGGTCGATGTCTTTTATATAAAGTGGGCTATGAGCGATTATATTGGCTTTTTTAAATATCTTTTTAGCCAAATCATTCTCCCAACCATCAAAAGTTAAAGTCGCCTTCGCATTCTCAAGCGTGTACTTCTCTCTTAAATAAATACCACCAGAATTAAGTCTAGAAATAAGATGTCTATTATCCATTTCCATTAACTGCTTGTAATTATCAACATACCCACTCTTCTGTATCATGTACTCTGAGCTGTCAAAACTCCCAAGGTCAACAACCGTCTTATAGCCATACTTACTGACAAAATTACTGGCCAACCCTGCCCCATGTGACAATATTACGTCAGGCTGAAACTCATCATATGTCTTCTGAAATAATGTTCTATACCAACCCGTTTTGCCTGTATATTGAACGTCCCTGACAAGTAGTAACCTAACTTCGTGGCCTTCCTCTCTTAGAAGCTCAACCATCCGTCTCATTCGAGCATTCCAGTCGGTCAATGCTCCAAATGGATTGGTATAAAGTATTTTCATATCAATCCAATATAGGGCGGGAATAAATCAATCACAAATGTTCCCCAACTAGTATTCAATCCGTAAATCAAAGCAATGAAAATAAAAATACCAATTAAAAATAAAATACAACTACCGCAACCACAAGTACAATTTGTTGAATTATTATCAGATATATTATCTATTTTTAATAATCTTCTTTAAATTATGACTCGGTTTAAACTTAACAACTCTCACTTCTGGAATTTCAATCTTCTCTTCTGGATTTTGTGGATTGAAACCTTGTCTACCTTTTCGCATTTTTGTGCTGAAAGTTCCCAACTTAGTAAACTTAACATCTTCGCCTTTCTGTAATGCGTCAGTCATAATAAAAAATAGAGTATCAATAACATTACTAACAGTCTTTTTATTAACTGTCTCAAGCAAAAAAGCTACCCTTATTGCAATCTCGTCTTTGTTAATCATTTTTATTGTCTCCTTCATACTCATACTCGACCTTTACATTATCTGGCAACGTTGAATTAGTATTGTCCCCAACGCCATTACCATAAACTCCTTTCAGTAAATCCAAACTCTTACCCGATTCCGTCAAAAGCTGTATATTCTTATCTTCAAGTGCCTCTAAAATCTTCAAGCTAAGTTCGTCCGCCACCGAACCATCTCCCATTTTCTTACTAAAAATCTCTCTAAAAGCGGCGAAGTCTTTAATAAAGCAATGCCCGCCTGCTCCTCGGCCTCCCTGATGTTCCACGTCAAGATGAGTAAACCCAACCCTCGGGTCATAACTCATTCCCTGCTTAACAATCTCATATTCAATATCAAGCTTCTGACATAGTTCATAAAGAATATTAATATACATTACCTTAAAGTAAAACCAGCAATTTCCTGTATATTTAATCATTTCCGCTTCTTTTGCTGGTATTATTGATTTATATGGCGCTAAAGGTAAAACTTTCATTACCAATTCTGCCGCTACTGCTCCTTTATCATCAACATAACCTATAATATTTCTGTTTGGATAAGCCACATCATACTTAGCAGTTGCTTCTGTTAAAAATTCAGGCGAATGTAAAACTGTTATATCAGGATAAATATTCTGTAATATTTCAGTAGTTCCAGGCAATATTGTCGATTTAATTACAGCTATTTTACCACGACCAATCAATTTAAGCACTTCTTGAACAATACTAAAATCAAATCCTTTGATTGTTGTTGGTGTTGGAACAGCAATAAAAACAATATCACATTCTCCAATCTTGTCTTTGTTATTTTCATATTCAGGTTCTTTAGCATAACGGACCACTTTATAATCTCGTTCTTCAAAGTTATCAGCATAATGCTTGCCAATCCAACCGATTCCAATTTGTCCTATAAGTGGTTTTTTATTGTTTTTCATAATTGTTTACAATTAAGAATAAAAGGGTTTACAATTAGTTTACAATTCGCTTTGCGATAATCAAATGTCCAGTCATATTGTGGAATTTATAATTCCTCGCCGGCCTCATCCCGTCCCTAGTACAAGCCGTAATAAACGGACTAGAATCCCGCCAAACTCGTCTGTCATACTCCTCAATCTCAAAACCAAACTCCGGCAACACCTTCTGCCAAAAATACTCCGTATACCTCAAATAATCCATATCCATCGGGTTGTGCGTCGGATAAATAAACGGCGCCGAAATCCACAGCCTACCTCCGTCCTTCAACAAATCACTAAAAGTCCCAAGCGCCTGCATAGGATTCCAAATATACTCCCAAAGCTCAAAAGTAAAAATATCGTCAAACTTTTTTTCAAGCTTCTCCTGCTCCAAAACCGAAAGCTGATGTTTTCTCGGTAAATTAACATCCATCACAACGTCCGGCTTATACTTCTCATCAACATCAATCGTCACGATTTCTTTAACATCGTGGCTTTTAAAATACTTCAAATCCTCATTCATGCAACCAATACTCAACAACCTATCAGATTTAATGGTCTTTTCTCCAAGCCAACTAATTAATTGGTCTTTGTAGTAAGAAATAATTATTCTTTTGATACTGACACTAATTTCTCAAATAGAGGAATTAATCGTTTCTCTTCAGCCATCTTTTTTGGATGATGGACTCGGCATAAAGTTATACCGTTTTTTAATTTATAACGTAATTTTGGATAATCAGACCATATATCAATATAAAGCTTCGTTTAATCTCTTAATGGCTTGCGGGTCTTTAAGCATTGAATTTAAAACCTTAATATAACGTTCAAACTCAACAATTTGTAAATCCGTTTTTTCAAGACCTTCATACAAACCAGCAATCAAATTGATATTCTCGTTAAGCTTCTTAATATCCTCCGCCAGCTTCTTATCTTCCTTTTCGTCTCGTTTCCCTTCGGTTTCCCTCTGTTGCGTTGTCAATTTAGACAATTTACCCCGAAGCTTATCTTCCATCTCTTTACCACCCAGCTCATTTAACTTGTCATTAATCTGTAATTTGTCACAATAGAGCCGGCAAGTATGCTCCTGTCTATCCTTCAAAAGTTTTTTAAGAAATTTTTTTCCTTTTCCCATAATTTTAGTTATTAATTTTTAAGTATTGTTTAATCTGCCTTCGAACGCTAACTTTCGCTGAAGGCATCGTAACGTCTTGCTTAACCTTAAATTCTCGATTATCCTCCAAAAAAACCTTCTTCAAATCAGTACAATTTTCCTGCTCATACATATCAACAATCTCCCACGGCGATATAGTTCCCTCATTAACAAAGTTTAAAATTCCAACTGAATCGTTCTCAATCTCCTGCTTTAAAGAAAAAACAAAATCATCCAAAACTGTCACCGAACTCTTAAGTCCAGTTATCTTCTCGTAACCCAAAAGTTTGTCAATCAAATTCCTCGGGTGCGGTTTGCTGTCAATCGGCAAATTAATCCGCGCAATCAAAACATTATCATAATCAAGCAAAATGTCCTCGGCCATCTTCTTAGTTTGGGAATAAAAAGAATTGTCATACTCAACATAACAAGTTGACAAATGAACCAGTTTTATGTTCTTACTTTTACAAACCTGCTTAAGCAAATACGGAATATGAACATTACTAAAGTAACTTTCACTTTTGTTATTATCACACCAACTAATGTTAGTTTCTCCACATCTTCCAATCGCGTTAACAACAACCTTAATCTCGCTGTCATCAAGTGCCTCTTCAATCTCCTCTCGGCTCAAAAGCCAATTATCGTAAAGCCGACAATCCAAACCCTCGGCAATCTTCCTGCCTATCCAGCCCCCACCTAAAACTATAATATCTTTTCTCATTCTTTATCTTCTAAAGTTTTAAAACCATCAATTTTACCTATTTCATTTACATACTCCTTAAATTTTTCCATAGCTTTTAATCTATCATTAAAATCCGTAGATTTATCTTCTAATATCTTTGATATTCCTTTTGGCATATAATTATAGTAAAGCCCCTCTTAACGGCGAAGTCTTGAGGGGCATAATCTGTTCTTATAAAAAATGACTTCGCCGTTACTATAATTATATAATATTTATAAAAAGGTCAAATTAAACTTTGAAAAATCTCTAAATACTTTCTACCCATTTGTTGTATTGTGTATGGATTATTTTTATGAAGTTCTATCATTTCTAAAGTTCCACCTTCCGAGTTTGGATATAGTATTTCTAAACCACAAGCGAGTGCTTCAATTACCATATTTGGTGCGGCTTCGGCGAAACTCGGATAAAGAATAAAATCACACTGCTTCATTAGCCTGGCTACATCTTCAGGAGTCTTCATTATGCCTTTATATTCTACTTTTCCATTTGTTGGTAAATCCCAATTAAACTCAGGGTGTTCAAGATAAACTCTCGGCACATTCCCAGCAATCCACAAATGGTTGCTATTATCATGCCTCCACTCCATATCAAACCAATAAAGAGCTTCATCAAAACGTTTATTAGGATTATCATTGTAGTTTATGTAAAGATAAGTATGGCCATCACTTTCCCGGCCGTTAATATTGAAAACATCCGGGTCAACTCCGTTCGTAACAATAAACTCATTCTCGTTCTCAATAAAATACCCCGCATACTTCCTAGCCCACTCGCTCTGATAAACAACCGCCTCTGCCATAGCCCCAAACTCTGCCAATCTCTCCGCAGGTGACATTCTTTTATTCCGACTTCGTCTGGGGATATTGTCGCAACGAAGAATTATTTTTTTTCCCAGCTTGTGTGCTTCGTAAATCTCCGCTTTGTCAATCGCAGTCACTCCAAAAATAAACACAATATCGCCCTTGTCCCAACTATCAACAAACTGAACCTCGTGCCTAACCGCCTTCCTGAAATTTCTAAGAAATGTAAAACCACCCCCAATGCTAGTCTTACTTATGTTCGGTACGTAAACCTTCAACATCAATTTTGTCTGTGAATTTTAAGTCTTTAAGATAATCCTTCATCTCACTTTCATACTTACCAATAACCGCCTTCTCAATAGCCGTATAAACCTCGCGCTTAATCGGGTGGTATATATTTATCTCTCGCGTTCCAATTTTCTTAGTCGGCCAAAGCAGTCTAAAACTGCCATATTTACCTGTTAATCTTGTTTGAATCCCGAGAGACCCAATATAAATCTTATTATCGATGACGCAACTAGCAATCGCCACCAACCCATCTTTAGGTTTAATCGGGATTATTTCGACTTCCGTTACCTTTGTTTCCATAGGTTTATGTTTACTTATTTAGGAAGTCGCTATTTTGTAAGGTCTATTTATAAATTAAAATTAAAATTAAAAAGAAAATCACGCAAAATTCAAAACCGAATAACCACCAAACGAATGTAGCCAATAAACCAAGTCCAATGTATTCTCCTAATGTATTCATACTTATTTTAATGGTTCTACTTGTGTAATAGCCAATATCACTACACTATCTTTTTTTGCCTCTACTTTTTCTTTTTTTAACTCAAGCGTTATAAGTTCAACCAATTTTTCCATCTTAATATCTTTATCAAAAGTATCTATTATATTTCCAAAACCTAAGTTTCCAAATTGATATGATACTAAATATCTCTTCTGTTTCATACTAAATTTCGTCAAAAATGGGCGTTTTTAGAGCGTTTACCTTAGAAGTGGTACTTTGAGCCATAATCGGAGTAATAACACCAATATAGGCAATACTAATTGCTGACATAGCAATAGTCGTAACTAGCAATAAAGCTAGATACTGTTGTTTTAGTTTTAACATACGTTTTTGTTTTTGTGTTAAGATTTTTGTTTTAGACATATATTAATACTTATTTATCTGGTTCTAATTTGTAAATCCTATCAGCTAGGTACTTCAAATCCTCAACCATAACATCTAAATCAGTATAATCTTTTTATTTTATTTCAACCATTATTACTCGCTATATATTTAAAAAGTACATCTAATTCATCAAATAAACCAAATTTTGATACCTCCCAGCTATGCCCCCAAATATGGTAAATTGCCCCGGTCTTCTTGGCTTCTTCAAATAAATTAATCGCGTATTCCAACCAATGTAATCCCTCATACTCTGGCCGTGCCGGGTGAACATGAACCGCCGGGTGAATCCGGTACATATTCTCGCCCAAATCTTCATAATTATTATCGTAAAGATGACCAACAAGCGTCGTTCTCGCATACTTAAATCCCGCCCGTTTAACCATCTCAATCGTCGTCTCATTATATCTCCCCCTCGGGTAGCAAAACCACCTAATCTTCTGTCCTCCGCTCATAGCCTTCAACCAACCTCGATTGCTCGCTATCTCGTCCGCCTGTCGGCCTTCGGTTAATCTTTTCAAGTCTTGGTGGTGCGTCCGGGTATGCCCGCCAATCTCAAACCCCATTTTGGCCAGTCTGCCAATCCCGCTCATTCCAATATTCGTATATGGCGACCAATTCGGTATAAAAAAGATTCCGGGTAAATCGTATTCTTTTAAAAGTTCCGCTATTTTGAAATCATATTTATTCCCATCGTCCCAACTCGTTTTCACGCGCACATGCATAATTTATTTTTAAAATAATTAGTCCAATATTCTCTATTACGATTAACCTTCATATTACACCTTAAACAAAGAGTATTTAGATTATCTTCTTTACAATTATTTTTATCAAAATCAATATGATTAACACTAAGAACTCTATTTAATTCTTCTAATTCCTCTCGTTCTGTTCTACCACATAATTGACATGTAAAATTATCTCGCTCTTATTGTCAAAATCCTAACTGTCTTCATAAATATTTTTGCGTATAAATTTAGGCGACGGGTACATCTTTTCCATCATCTCGGCTCTCTGCTTCGCAATAATCTCATCAAATTTCCTCGCGTTTTCTTTAACTTTTGCTTTACTAAACTCATTCTTGGCATAAAACGCCGAATTCTCCCTAGTTGTCTCTTCCATGTTTTCTCTCATATACCAAAAAAACCAGCACTAAAACTGGTTCCCCTTCCCCAAATCAACAATTTTGTCCTTAACAAACCTCATTTTTTACATCTATCAATTAAATCTTTGAATTCTTGTAGGCTATATTGCCGGCCTCGATACTCAAAAACTGGCTCCTTGCAATCAATACATGTCCCAATCCAGTACGAGTTCGCTAATGGTGACTCAGTTACGAACTCAATACGCATTGTATTTTTATGTTGGCAAATTTCGCTTTTTGTAGCCATATCTCGGTAGTGAGGCGGGGGAAAATGGCCACCTCTGGGTCAAGTTCCCCCGCTTGGGGCGTTTTGTACGCTCGTCTAGGTCTGTTCGCCAACCGAGACAAGTTAATGAGTAACCGGCTCACCGGTAATAACCCGCTAACTCGTCACAGTAACCGCTTTTACGGTAATTTCCCTCTTGCAACTGGGGCAATGCCCGTTGATTCGAACGAACCACTTATAGATTATCTCGTTGCAGTGAGGGCAGACCATCTCGCCTTCGTGAATCTTCTGTTTCATGGCTACCTCCTTTCAGTTTTCCACAGGCATTTTTAGCTTAGCATACTTGAAAATGTTTGTCAAGTATTCTCAATATCGTCCAAGCAATCGTCGTGAACAACCCGCCCATTATTGATTAATTTTGACATTTCTAAAGCTTTATCGTATAGTTTTCCACGCCGTATTTTCTTGTCTCGCAAATCTTCCTTAAGCGTGAAAAACATCTCAGTTAAATTGTTAATCGCAATGTCCTTTCGGTTCGTATTGTGTAAATAAACGCACCATTCCTGAAGGTTCCCAATAAGCGCGCGCTCCTGCTTAAGCATAACTGCCTGTGCATTAACATTCCCAAAAAGCAAAAACCCTATCAGAATAAACAAAAAATTCGCTTCTTTAAAGGCAAAAAATAAACAAACAATAATTAATATTGTCACCGCCAACTTTGAAAAGTCGTAAACCTCCTTATGGTGTTTATACGTTAAGTCCAACTTTTTAATCCTCTCTTCAAGTTGCTTAACACCTTGTATGTATTCTCTTCTCATTTTAATCAATTATCGGTTCGTTAATATCTTTAAAAAGCAACTCGTCAATTTCTAATTTTACCAGTCCACAATTATAAAAACATAACATCCGGTGTCGTAGTCTGGGGAGCAAACGTTAAAATAAGCGCGTCGGCGTCGTCCGGGCTTCTTCCAATTCTCTGTCTTAAGTCCTGTTTAGGCTCAATAAATAATTTCCGGCTTGAGTCTTCCTTATATCGAATCTCCTGAAGTTGTTTAAATTCGTCAAGCGGTTCTAAAGCGTTGTCTTTATTCTCAATCCAAATCTTCGCGTCCCAGCTAGCTTCGGCTTTAACATTCTTGAATCTGTCCTTATCTCGCGGTTCACTACCGGCCACAACCGCAGTAACGTTAATATTGTCCTCACGCAGTTTATCGGTCACACCGCCCCCAACCCCTATATCATCAATAAAAATGTCTCTATCGGCAATTTTGAAGTCCTCACGGTACTTCTTAACCCGACCTACCTGAAACATTAAGTTTGGGTCTTTGTTACTTTCAAGCCGTTTTGCGTAATTGTCATATCGCAAAATATAAACTGTCGGGTCTCCCCCGCGCCCAACGTCAACGCCAAGTCTCGGGCTTCCTTTCGGCGTAACCTTGCGGTTCATAGCCGAAACAATCGCCTCTTCTGTCAAAAGCGTAGAATATCCCTTCTCATCAATAAGCCCAATATTCGGAAATTTACACTCCCACAGTTGCTCAAAAAACGGTTTAGGCCGGGCTTCGTCAATAATTTCCTGCGTCAATCGTCCCTCGTTATACGGCAATATCTCGCTTTCCTTAAGCCCCTGATAACAGTCAATAATAATTTTATTGTATTTAGAATCGCTAAAAGCCTGCTTAAAATGATTGTTTTCAAAAGCGTTTCCAATTTTAACAAAATAGTTATCCGCACTGTCCGCAAGCATTCTAACAATCATAGCTTCTATTTTGTCCGGTATAAGCGGAGCTTCGTCCAAGATAATATTCGGGGAGCCTTGTCCTAAAATAGCGCCAATTCGCCTGCTATTCCGCGCGTCTGCGGTTAAAACAAACACTCTACCTCCCCGTCTAAATGTCAAATTATCCTTCTTCCTTTCGCGTCTAAGTCGGTCAAGCGGCATATCTGTATCTAATTGCGACAAAAATCTCTCACTGTCAAATATATGCTGAATAAGATGCCTCATAAGCACATCAGCTTGAAGCTTAGTCGGACCGATAAAGACCCACGACTCTGGATATGTAGTCGCACGGCAGAGAACGGCTTGTGCTATGGTCATGCTTTTACCAAAACGAGTATGCGCCAATATAGCATTCCTTGGATGTAGCCTAAGCAGTATCTCCTCAAATATCTCAAGCTGACCCGCCTTCATCACCTGCCTATCACCACTGGCGTTCCTAAATTGTGAGACCGCGGCCTTTACTATATCCATATTTAATCTTTTTTCTCCTCTTTTTTCTGCCCCCCTAGTATCTCCTTCCGCTTCTCGTCGAGCGACTGCTTAAAGATATCATTGTCCTCGTCGTAGCCTTTCTGGTTTATATTGTAGTTTATGTTCATCGGCTTGCCTAGTATGCGCTCAATCACGGCAATAGCCGCGGATACCCGCGGACCATGCTGGTCGCGCTGTCCCATCACGCTAACTAGACATTCAAACGCCGTCTTAAGATGAGCCTTCGCCAAGTCTAAACTTTCGCTCTCTATCTCCTCAAGCCGTTTCTTTTTGTAAATCTCATAGACATCCTTGAGATGTCCTTCACTATAAAACGCCTTTTTAACCGTGTTCTCACTTATATTCTCAAATCCCTGCTTAAGCATTTCTGCCGCTATGTCCCTATATTTTAAACCGAGAATCTTAAGATTCATCATTACTAAATCACGCTCCGATAGTTCACTTAAGTTCAATTCGGTTCCTTCTTTATTTGACTTTTCGTCTGTTTTTTGGTCTGGCATA